GAATATTGTCGTACAAATGCATTCTGGTCACCTGAAATTGCATCAGGAACAATATAACCAACTCGATCGTTAGGCTCAAGGTTGGCAATAACACGTGGCACACGGAGTTGTCCGTCAACACCACGTTGAATAGGATCTTGTTTAAAGGTAGATCGCGACATTGGCGACATACTATTGAAACCTGAGTTTGCAGCAATAGAGGGACGTTGCGCAGATCCATCCCCACCTCCCCCTGGCTCCATCAGATCCGTCTTGGGACGGGAAGAAAGCAACGTAGGATTACCAAAGAACTGCAAGTTCTTTTTCATGTTGCGTACCAACTCATCATGCGTAATGATGTGGTTGGCTAATTGGTCAAATTCCCCACTGCCTTCCATGGAGAAGCCCTTGGGGTTGTTGAAGATCTCAACGCAAGGAATATATAAAAGCTCATTGGCAAATTTCTGGGTTTTGCCAGGGGTCATCATGTTGACATTGTCAAATGAAATTTCACCTTCTGAGTGAGTTTCTTCGATAACATCAGGTTTGATTGACAAACGGATGTAACGCTTCTGTCCAGGATTTTCATGATCAGTGGCACCACTTAGTCCGGACAAACCAATGTCCTGGTAAATGCCTCCTTTTCCAGTCTTGACTTTATAGCTGTAGATGATTACGACTTCTTCTAATTCACCATCTACGTTGTAATAAGAGCGATACTCATGGCTACGGAAATAATAGAGACGATAATTATTTTTAGTAGGTCTGATGTAGAAAAGCCCTTTTCCATCACAAAGAAAATAATCCCATATCGAATCAAGTCTTGTGTCTAGCTTGTTGTATTTAATTACTTTATCGATAAAATCTTTTCGCTGATTCCCGAAGTTATCTTGTGAAGGGAAGAACTCAACACCTTGGCGGATACCAAAGAGCTTCATCTGAGCGATATGACCTGCGACAATGCCCGTGTCAACGTACTCATTACCATCTCTTTCGATGTATGAGTTAACGATTTCTCTTAGACGGGCGCTCGTTCCGGCCATTATTTACCAGCCTTACTTTTATACATCCTAGCAGCTTTACCAGCTTTCTTTGCTTTCTCTGTGTTACCGACAAATTGTTTTCCTTTACGAGATCCCTCTCGTTTCTTGCGGTCAGTATCTTCCCTTTCTTCTTTGGAAAGAGAAGCCCATGCTTTCTTGGGGAGGTAACGTTTGGTCGTACCGTCAGATTGGATTGCTTTGTCTGCCATGGTTAGCGTTGAATCGTGTAATCAATTTCATACGGTTGAAATTGAACAGGTAATGCGTACATGGCAGCACGAGCCACATCTGTTAAGGGACTTCTTGTTGTGCCTTTACCCACCTCGCGCATGTAAGCACCAAAATCTTTTTCTTCAGGTTTTAGTAAATGGCTGATATCTTGTAGTTGATCAATCCTTGGATGATAAATTTTTGTCGGATCAAAAGCTCCTTGCAAAGTTCTATACGCTTTGCCTGGTTGGAATTGACCGCTAACTAAATCAGGATCTTCTGATTCATTGACCATGTCATAAGTATCTTTAACACGAACAGTGGTTGGAGTCACTTCTGCATTAAAGCGTCCGAGTGTTTGAGAAGCTACTTGATCACCACTCATATATGGCATCGTTGGACCAGAGGTTGGAATGCCTGGGCCTGCTGCAACCACTGGGCTTTCTACCATCTTGCTTTTAGAAAGATCACCTTCTATTGCAGTTCTTTGATCTGGCCAACTACGTACCATTCCCATAGAGACAGGAGGTTTTTCAGTTGCATTGATTAAGGATTGTTCAGTAGAACGATCTAATTGCAAATTAGAATTACCAACACCTGTCAAGTAACGACCAAACAAATTGATTCTGTCTGGCAATAAATTTAAACCTGCTCCTGCAACAGATTTAAGTCCGCCCATCAATTTACCTGCTAAATCCATTATTTTTTCTCCATGTATTTACCGGCAAGCTTGTCAATTTTTTTAGCTTGGCTGGCATGCATCTTGGCACTGCCTTTTAACTGTTTGGAGATTTTCTGTAAATCTTTTTTAGCTTGTTTCATGATCTTTTGTCCTTAGCTTTTTTAGCTGCAGTAGCAGCTTTTCTACCTTTTTCATATTGATCTTTGGTCTGCCAATCCTCTTTGCCCCATTTCTTTAAAGATTTTTGCTTCTTTCCTTCTCCACCTTTGTACCCGCCACCAGCTTTCTTGTACTCGGAAGCTACGAGCTGTGCTTTACGCGCAGACCACTGACCGGCTTTACCACCTTTAGTTCCTTTCATGACACGGTTTTTAATCCGTTCACGAACTCCTGGCTTGGTATATTTTGAGTCGTCTTGTGCCATCAGCTTACGCGTTTGATAGTCATTGGATCATTAAAGAAATTGGCATTACCAAGTAAGCCACCTACTTGTCCCATTTGAGGCATTGCTTGTCCCATCTGAGGACCGCCATACATACTAGCCATTGGTGTAGGAGGTAACCCGCCACCCATTGGGCCAACTGGTCCGTAGCCCATACCTGGATAATTTTTTACTGGAGTGTTAGGCCCTTGTGATGGTCCTTGCTCTCCATTAGGTAAACCTTGCGCTAAACGTGGAAGGGTCGTTCCTAAAAACCCTTCGCCATTACGTACCTCTCCTGGAGTAGCTGCTGGATTGTTAATTAAGTCTTGTATCCTCCCTCGTTTTCTTTCTCTTCCCATTACATCACGATGCTTTGCAGGGTCAATAGGAGGAAGCAGCTGTCCTACCAATCCACCTACCCCAAAAGAAGTACCGCTCCCAAAGAAATTACCGCCTTCTGCTTGAGGAGAGATCTGATTATTAAGGCCACCAATTTGACCAGCAAGGCCAAGTGGGTACTGAGAAGCTAAACCCCCTGAGTTGCCTATAGTGGAAAGTGCTCTTCCTGCTAATCCACCAATCATATCTAATAAAGCTTTTAATTATTCTACCGGTTCATAACCTCCTTCTCCATTTAATCTTTGCAAGATAATCCCATCCCCTTTTAAATCCCAAGTAAGAAGCTGACCTGGTTCCCAACCTAATGTTTCCATTACTTCTTCAGGAATTTGCATAACCAAATCACCATTGTTATCTTCCATCAATTCTACGTAGTAGCTCATTTGGACAAAATCTTTTCCACAAGTTTATCAAGCTTAACGTTGATTTCGCTGAACTCATCATTCGTTCGTTGCATCTCCCGAATGTAGTCTTGTTTTAAGACGTACTCAATTGGGAGACGATCAATACGATCTTCTAGAGTACGAAGCCTACCAAAGAGCTTGCCTGTACCCCAGCCAATTCCTGTAATACCAGCAATTACAACAGCTACTAAATGTTCCATTAATAATCTACCTGGAGTTTTCCTCGTTTCATTAAACCATTAACAAGCCATACCAAGGCATCCACGCAGTCGTCATGAGAGCTAACACCAAAGTTAGTAAGCTCTTCGAACATAGTAGTGAAATTACGGTAACGATTAAAAATGATTTTGTGGTCTTCGAACATACCCATTATACCTCTGAAACGTGCAAGCTTATCTGCACGGAATCCTTTAACTGGATGCCAAATAAGATTGTAAAGATCTTCTTGCTCTAAACAAACACGTTTGAAATCTGCTTCTAGTGATGCTTGATACTGAACTGCTTCAGACCAGATGTCACATGTAGAGAAAGTAGGAAAGTATAAGCCGTCATCTTGACGGCCAACGATTGACCAGTCATTAAGAAGCTCTTTCATTGCATCAAGTTTCTCTAGGTTACCCATGACACGAATTCTTCGATAGTCAATGATATGAATCTTGTTACCAATTTTTCCTCCTAAGACCATAACGGTGTAATCGTTCTTCTCTTTAATGCCAGCGGACAAGTCAACACCAATACCAAGGCAATCAAATTCTGTTGCAATCTCTGCTTTAACCAGTAACTCAGGTGCCAAGGACAGTTCATTCTGTCTGACAATTTGATTCATGTACTGGAAAGAGAATGCAATTGGTGCTTGCCTTTTCTTTTCTTTTAGGTACTCTAGTGACCACATGTCCGGCCAGTATGACTCTTCTTCGCCTGTCTCCTCGTTATTTAAGATCGCTGATAGGACGATCTGCATCCAATTGTTCTGTTGGCAGAACGTTGTCGCATGTATATCGTCATGACGGAATCGTGTCCCCAAGCATATCGCACGGCCGCCTTCAAACATCGTGGGAGCAATCACTGCATTCCAGTTATCCTGCATCATCTTGCGGATGTCTGGGTTGCCAATATCTGCTGCAGATTTCACAGGGTCATCAATGATGACAAGATGAGATCGTTTTGAAGTCACCGATCCTTTAAGGCCAGCGGCACATAAAGTAAACTGTTCTTCACCAGTTGTATCAATACCAGCAAACTTGTGGTCGATGGACCAGTACTCGTTGCTAGTAACGTTTTTGAGCAGCTTAACGGTAGGGAATACATTCTGATATTTTTTAGATTCGATGATCCGTTTGATCGTGGCAGATTTGGATCTTGCAATATCAACTGTATAACTGAGGTAAAGAATTTGTAGGGGCTTTTTGGCTGTGGTATGTACACCAATGGCCCAGGCAGTATATAAACCTAGGACAGTGCTCTTGGCTGATCCACGCGGCCCCAATAGGTCAATATTGGGTCCAGCAATTTTTGTTAGACATGAGCTGTTCTGGTTTGTAACTAACTGTTGGTTCCAGTGCTTGTGATGTTCTGCTGGAGCTTTATCAGCTACGTACTCACAGAAAAAACCAAAGTCTTCTCTTGCTCTTTCGTAAATCTCGTCTTGATCACTCTTGCGTATGCGATGGTTTGCTGCAGCAGCTTTTGCATTACGCCGATAAGCTAAGTGAAGATGAGAAGGCACAAGCAGACCTATTAGTTACTAAATAGTAACTTACTTGTCTTTGCAGTTACAATCTTTATGTTTTTTAGCTGCCTTAGCAGCTTTCAATCCTTTCTCTGCTGATTTCTCAGCATCATCTCCGTCCTTACCGCCTGTTTTCTTTTTGTAATATTCCACCAGTTGAGGCGGCATTTTTTTCTTAGCCATTACATATACTTCCCTGCTAAGGGTTGATCGGGATATGGGTTACCTCCCTGTGGGGTTTCATCCACTGGGCGGAAGTTATTGAAGCCAGGACTTAAACGGCGGTTACGATCTAAGGTCTGCAAAATATTGTTCATCGACTTATGCGTGAACGAAGATTCTACAGATGGTCCAGCAGATTCTTCCACTAAATAAACCTATTCTTCAAACTGAATTCTAGCCCATACAGACATTGAAGCTTCTTGTAAAGGCCCTTCAATAGGATCATCTTTAAACACAGAAGCCAGTTCACGTAAGGCTCGGTCTGCTCCTGCCATCAATAATCCTTTTCTATCTTTAGATGACACAAAGGAATCAACCTGGGCAATGGTCCCTCGAAGCTCTTTCTGCATTTGAGCAATACGTGCTACGCCAGCATCACGCTTGACTGCAGTATTCTCAATGTCTTCCCGGAGTTTGCGGATGTCTTCTTGCATCTCATTAATCTCATGCAGCAGCACTCGATAATGATCAGGCTTTGGGTATACAGCTGCTACCCAATGGTCCACAGCAATGATGCTGCTTTCATACCCCAGGAATTTAGCGTATAAATAAACCTGGATAGGAGAAAAAGTCTCTTCTGCAAAAGCAGAAAAAGACTCTCTCGATGCGCTATCTAAATTATCTAACCAATGTTCAAAGACTTTGACATTGATATTAGAATCGATATCCCTTTTGTGCCTGGCGGTAATCCCTGGCTTCGTCTTTTTCGCTGAACTGTTGCTGCTGGTCCGCTGACTTGCGTTGTTCAAAAGCTCCTTTCCCGATGGTTTCACGTTCTTCGTCACCGCTTTTTTCCATCTTTCCAATGGAAAAATCGTATGCAACTTGTGCAGCTTTTTTGTATTGGTCTAGATCAAACCAATCGTCATTTGCGTAGGTGTCATCAACATTTTTAGGCGTAGCTGATGTTACTCCTACTTGTCCTGCTGGGGGTTTAGGTGCTCCTACAACCATGGATCCACTCCTTAGAAGTTGCTCATCATGGAAGCAAGACCTTGGCTGTAGATGTCACGACGACCTTCTACTGATTTCTGACGCTGTTGGCGCTTCTTAGATCCTTCTAGCTTGTCCAAAAGTGCTTGGAAAGTCTTAAGGTCAACGGCGGCATCATTTTTATTGAGGTTGGATTCGCCTGGGTTGTTAGACATGCTATAAACGAATTGACTATACTAATTATACTACTGATACTACATCTTAAATCAAGACCAAAAGCCGCCTAAGAAACTGCCAAACATGCTTGCTTCTTTATTGCGTTGCGCTACATCACGAGCAGCGGCACCACGAACTTTCTCACCTGCTAAATCATATTCACCTGATAAACGAGTATTAGCTGTACTGTACTCGCCTTGAATTTTGGCTACAGATTCATTGCCAGCATTCATGATTTTACGAAGGCTAACATCGTATTCCCCTTTAATTTTTTGAGAATCAACGGACGCCTTATAATCCATCGCTGAATCATACATAGTCCATTCTTGCTGGCGTTTAGTACTGATGTCAGTACGCCAACTAGCAGCATCTTCGCT